GTGATTTCATATTTCTTACCATAACCGCGCGCAATGATTTCCTTTGCCGCCGCTTGGAAATCACCCCGATGTTCTAAAACCGCATAGCATTGGAATCCGTCATAGGGTTCCTCCGCCTCGAATTCCGTCGATGTCGTCCACGGCCAAAACAATCCGGAATCCTTAAATATCTGCCCGCTGGTTTTGGCGTCCGTATCGCCGGGGCGTTTTAGATATATGAATTTTGCGTTTTCCCGAACGATTGTCCATCCGTGCGACGTTAGTATGTCCAACGCCGTATGCGACGCACGGAATTCACCCCACGGCGTATGCTCGTCCGTTTCCGCAACGCCCGCGTTGTAATGATTCGCCGCGGCGACCAATTGCGGACGATCCATCCCACGGGCGCATGTGAACAACGCATCGCGTTCGTCCGGCGTGATGAATTGAATCTTCGATATCTTCCCCTCAACCCGATACCCCGGTGACGGGAACACGACGATTTGACCGCCGATGCCGCGCGTTTCGAACGTCACCTCACCATTGAAATTGCGGGCCAATTTTTGGTTCGGTTCAATTTCCGTGCATTTGTATATCCAATGTTGACCGCCGGACCGCGTATGTTGAACGATGATTTTGTCGCGCAATCCCGGTGCCGCCTCATCCAACATCGCGATGAATTCGTTCAGTTCATCGCCATCGAAATGTTTCGCGTCAATATCCAATACCTCCATTCCATCGAACCCGCATACCAAACCAATGGAATCGGTGCCGGTGAACAATTGTTCCGTTTCGGCCCATCCAACGGGTTCCTGTGCGTAATTCTGCCACGCTCGCACCGACGGACGTTTTTCACCCGGAACCAATGGTATCGGTGAAAACCCGGCGGATAGATACATGCGTGCGATGTCAATCGTTGTGCGTTTCAAGGTCGTTCCAGTTTTCAAGGTTGTTTGTGTTTGTTTGATGTACTCGAAATGTCTTTTGTCCGTTTGTGTGCGCGGGTTTGAAAAACCGCCAATGTTTGATGTTGTCGTCCCATAGGGCGAACCAATCAACCGAATCATTGTACCGCCCCTTGCAATTATGCCCCTTACCGATATTCCATTTCGAAACGCCGTTCAAATCCGTGTACGTCGATTTGATTTGAATCGTCAACCGCGTCGTTCCGCGGGTGATGATCATGTCAAAATCGCAATCGTCGCCGAATGGTATGAATATTTCCCAGCCGTGACGTTTGGCATCGGCGGCAAATTGCAATTCGGCCCATTCACCGCGTGATTTGTTCGACATCGGCCATTTTTTGAACGTAATCCGAAAACGATGTCGCGATGAAATAAACGCCGCCGGCGGATTTGATTTCCAATTCAATGACACGTTGATCGGCCGATTGGCGGTCGCGTCCGTGTTTGATTTCTATACCATAGAAACGGCCATCAATCACGCCGACAATATCCGGAATGCCCTTCCGCGTTCCGCCCTTACGATACACCCCGCGTTTTGAATCGTACACGCCGACGTTGTTGATGCGGTAACAGGCACCGCCGCGAACGTTCGTCAAATCGTACAACACGGCATTCGTCAATGAATTGGCATCCGCATCGCTGAATTTTGGTTTCGGGATGGCATGCGCCGGAACGTTTTCATATTTGTCGCGGTTCAACGTCATCGCGAAATGTTGCAGGTCGGCGATTGTCTTCGGCAATATCTTTTCCATGTGTTGTAATTATTACGTAATAAGGGAGGGCCATTTCACAAAAATCGACCATGACGTCAATGTCGTCGCACAAATCGTGAATTTGTTCGTCGTTCCATTTGTCGGCCAATGCGCGGCATTTGTCATTGAATGACGCGATGTTTTTGATTGCGTTGTTCACATCCATGATGGCGGTTGAATGTCAATGATTTCGTTGTTGTATGTTGCGGGCAATCCGTCCCATTTTTTGAATTCATTCGTGACCTCAATCAATTGACGGACCGCAATATCAATCACCGATTGTGGCAACCGATACACCATCACATTGTGCGGTGCGTTCGCCTCAATACCAATGAACATGAATTCATTTGAATATCCAATGGCGGACAAATAAAGTGCCGCCTGCCAATGGTAATTGTAATTGAACACAAACCGATTGAATCCCGATGCGCTCACGTCCTGCGTCGATTTCAAATCCGCAACCACGTTGCCGACGATATCGATGAACCCGTGAAACGGAATGCCGTTGAATTCGAATTCAACGTGTTGTTCAAATGCCGTTGCGTTTTGAATGATGTCACGGGCGTGTCGGTTTTCCATGATGGCGGCGGCCATGCGTTCGATGCCCTCGAATTCCGAATCCTTCATGATTTCACGATCCCCGGCCGCCGAAACGCATTCATCCCACGCCTTCGTTCCGCGTCTAAAATTCGGCGCAATCATGTATCGTTTTTCAAATTCATCCGGTTCCAATACCAAACAATGCAATGCGGAACCGCGCATCATGGCGGCCGTCGTTTCGCGCTGGCGGTTTTTGTAGTAGATGAAATGATTGGGTGATTTCGCGAATTCCTTGATTGACGAAAACGAAAGGGGGATGTATTTTTTCACAATGCGATGGTTTGAATGCGTTGTTTCATTTCCTCATATTCACGAATGCGATTGTACAATGATTGAATCCGATGTTCGATGAAATCGACACGTTGTTCGAACAGGTCCGAACCAATTGCCGCCAATAGGTCGTCGGCGTATTGTTTGAAATCGGAATCGACATCGTACAAATCCAAAAACGTTTTGACCGCATGGATGCACGTCGCATGGTTTCGTCCCAAAACACGCCCCGCCTCCAATGTCGACAATCCGATGTTGCGGTTGATGTGGTAGAACAAAACCATTCGCGCGTCAATGAATTCACGTTTGCGCGATGACGACGACAATGTGCCGTGCGGATAACCGAAAAACGATTCGGCATCCGTCACGGCGTTCATTGCCTCGATGCGTTTGTCCAATTTAGAATGGCAAATCGTCATCACCAATTTGATTGTTTGTTGTTGGTGCGGTCGTTTGAACGCCGGCGAACAATGCATCCGTCGCGGGGGAATCACCGCGGTCGGACAACGACAACACAACACCTTGGTTGATGTACACCGACAATCCCTTTTTGCCGGCCATTTCCCACGCCTTAATCAAACACGCGGCACGGATGACCGAACCATTGTTGATGTAGTCGTCGAACGTTTGTTTTGATGTGTCGAACATCGTCGGTGGATTCTTCGCGCTGATCCGAACGGCGGGGACGTCATATTTGTGTTCCCCCTGCGCGTTTTTGATTTGCACGAATTTCAGTACGCCCAACGATTCCAATTCCTTTTGACTGGCATCGTCCAACATCAAATCCGCTTGGTACTTGTCGGACATCTTGTTTGGTCCGGATTTGGGCGTCAATTGCGCCCATTGGGTTGTTCCGCTGATTATCACGCGGACACCCTTTTGAAAATCGGGTTTGTTCATTGGTTAATTGTTTAAAGTTATACGAACGAAACGAATGTATTGACAATGTTTTGAACATGTGGTATTGACAATGTAAAATGTTTTTTGTATGGCCGTTTTATTTGGATTCGTTCTAAATAAAAAACCCCCATCGGTCAAGATGGGGGTCGGCATCGGTGGTTGAAACACAAACAAAAAACAACGACCTACCGATGCAAATGTTGTTTGATTTCGTTCCGGTAAATATACGCCAAACCAAACAATGAAATGGCGGTGAACAAAAGGGTTTGATTTGGATTGACTGATGTGGCACCAATGAATGATGTGATGCCGACGAATGCGTTGGGGATGTATTTTTTCATGATCGTTGTTTTGTTGTTCGGGGACAAACATACAACAAAATATTAAACCACCAAACCAATATGTTCAAAAACCCAATCACGAACATCCCCGGCGCATGCGGTTCTTTATTTTTTTTTCCGTCCCCCTGTAAGGGGGCGGAAGAAAAAAAAATAAAAACAACGCCGGACGGCTAAAAAAACAAATGTTGAAAACGTCGATTGTGGCGGTTCCGATTAGAAACGCAAACGGCGAATGATGTATATCGATAGCAAAGCGACAATGACCCATCCCAACCAGCGGGACCAATCAAATGGTTCGGGGGGACATACATTTGAAACGGCCACGTCGCGCACAATTCGAATCGTGTCGGACGGGCATTCCACATTCACGGCAATGGTATCGTAATTCCGAACCAATTGAATCCGCACATTGTCACGAAACAATTCAATCGTGTCAACGGCGCGTGTCACGATTGTGTCGTGAACGATTCGTTCGGGGGTGACGATTGTTGTGTCCATCCGAACGATTTGTGTTTGGACAATCGTCGGATCGATTGCAATTGCACGCTTTAGGTGCCACGATGCACCACATGATTCAATCATCAATGCCGTCGTCACCATAACGGCAACACGGATTGCATGGGAATTCATCCATTTCATGCAATGGAAATGTATTTGGTTTTTCCGTTTCGTTTGACGGCGCGCAATATTTGTCCGCGGTTTTTTCCATAATTGTACGACACGTGAATCCAATCGGGGTTTTTGTCGTCACCGAATTCCCAAATCAATTGATCGAAAACGATGTTGTTGACAATCCAGTCGAACACGGGTTTGTTCCCATCGCCGAAATCAATATCCGCGGCGGCACCATTCAATGCGCAATGTTGCGATGATGATGAACCACCGATGGCGCGGTTCAGTTCGGGAACGCGCAATCCGGACGTGATACGTACCGGACCAAATTCATTGCGGATGGGTTGCAAAACATGAACGCACAATTCGCGCATGAATTCAATTTGATGTTCGTCCGGCGTGTTGTCAATGTTCAATCGCCGGGCGGTTTGTGACCGAACCATTTCGGCCAATGTGAAATTGTCGGATAGTTTCATCGGCCCTGCCCCTTATATGGTTTCGTTTTGTTGCCGTGTTTCGTCGTTTTAGCGTGTTTCCTGCGCTTTCGTGACTTACTATGGTAGGTTGATACCGATTGATGTTTTGAGGCCATTAGAAACGATTTATTGCATCTTGAATGTCAAGGTGGTGAACGTGCAATTTCATATCAATACCCGCCTCCCATCGCCACATTTCCTTCCCGTCACGAAATAGGATCAACGTCGGGACCGATTTGATTTTGTATTTGTCGCGCATCGCCGGTTTCGCCTCAATGTCCACGCGGTACAATTTGGCGTTTTCCAACCTGTTTAAATCCTTGTAATTGTTCTTCGCATTGAATCCGGCGTTGAATTCAATCACGCTTTTTCCCTCCGGTTGCACCGGTGGAATACTCGCGACAATCAACAACGCCATCAAAAACGATTTCATCGGATTTCGAAAAGGCGGTTTTCTATTTTGTCCAATTGATGTTTGATTTCATCAATGTTTTTCGCGTTGTTCATGATTGTTTCCCGTACCAGTTCATCCTTCAATTCGTATTCAGTACGCGAAACGGATGGTTCCGGCAATTCCTTCGCCAATTGAATTTCCGATTGCAAATTGTAATATCCCGCAATGGCAATTGACAAACCGACGGCCAACGCAATCAATGTTTTGATTGACATTCCCAACATCGTGTCCTCCCCTACCTCGGTGAACCTGCCGTCGCCCTCGTATTTTTTCATTTTTTCGGCGCGAATTTTTCCAGTCCCGCAATACCGAATGCACCGATGGTGACGAACAAAAACGAATTGTAGATGAATTCATTCACAACCAAATCGTTGCCGGTCCATCCCGTAATCACGTCGGCCAACATGACCAATACCATGATGGCGAATGAAATGAATCCAACGATGGTTTTTTCATTCCAATCGTTGTTGTTTTTGAATATTTGAAAAAATGACATGCTATTTGTTTTTGCGAATCTCAATCAATGCCTTGTAAATCAAAACCGATGACAATACAATGGCGAACAATGACGCCAACGCCGACAAAATGGGGTTGATCGTCAACGTCAAATACGACACCAACGTTCCGCCCCATGTCATCACGATACCCTCACCGCGTGTCATGGCTCAACGAGCGGTTGTGGTGGTTGACAATAGGCCGCCGATGGGTTCGCTGCACAATAGTCCAAAGCGTACTGAGCTTCCCAACCTGCAAATACGTGCACTCCGCAGGGTTCGGGCCACACGACATACGATGCAAAGGATGTGGTGGCGGGTTGATCTACCCATAGGATGTCAACGGCATACTTTGGAGATTCTACCTCACAAACGCGGTTGCCTTCGGCATCCGTTCCCCATTGTGTGCATAGGTGGCCTAACTCTACAACCGCGATCACTTTGGAGGCATCCCAAGTCGTAACGCTCTCCCCTTCGGGATTGGTCGTTGTGATTTCAATCTTGGCCTTTGCCGTAGCCCATTGGCTGGGCGTGAATTCGTACTTCAAAAATTTCATAGCTTGACGTATTCCAAATATTTAATGATTGGTGACTTTTTTAATGACTTTCGGTATTTAGAAAATGCAACAACAACCGACTTCGTGTTCAAGTTGAGTTCCTTGCAACACTCTTTAATGGTTGGATAAACTATTCCAGTTCTAATGTCTTTGATTGGTTGAGTTCTACGACATCCGCCAATTAAAGATTTTGATATGTTTGCTTTATGTTCTTCGGAAAAATTCATTCCAATACGAACTTCGCTTTGTTTCTTGCGGGTTGATTCGCTTCGCTTTATTCCCTTACGTGATCCACCCCAACCAATAGCCTTGAGATTGTATGACTTGTCATCGTTTTCAACGTCAAGAGTTTTTAGAATCAAATCTTCAACCTCTTGGTAATGCTCTCCATTATATAGAATTTCCCTATCAAACGCTTCTTTGCGCTTATTATATGCTCTTTTAAACAGTTTACCGCTACCAACATATCCGTCTTCTGCAAATCCTTTATGACTTCCGACATAATACATACCATTGCTTGAGTCCGTCCAGCGATAGACGAACCCAAGTTCGGTAGTATTATTTCTAAAGGTTGCCATATCAAAG